GGTGCGTCTTCATCACCATCATCAACTTCTGCCCACCAGTAACTGTCAGATCCTTGTCCGCAACCTACATCAAGTACATTATCAATACTTTCCATCATTGTTGGATATTGTCTTAGTAGTTCAAGAAATCCGTAACTGTGTAGTCTACTATTTGCCGGGTTACTTAGTAAAAAATCCATCGTTTAACATACCTTTTAACAAATCTATGTGTAACTCTTCCAAACACACTTTAGCATTATTTACTTTATTTTTAAGTTGGTTGGGATGAATACGACTATGATTTTCTAAATCGTTAAAAAGTTGATCTAAAACAAACTTTTTTTGCTTCATTACACCAATACTTTTAAAGTTTACAATATGTGCATCAAAGTCTTTACAGAATGTTTTATATTCTCTTGTTAATTTATTAATATTATAATGTGACATCTTCCATACCGGCTGTTCTTAGCCTAACAATATGGCCCATTTGCCATTGCTTTGCTTCCAAACCTTTCATAATACCAAGCCATCTGTTTCGTGCTAGTGCAACTTCATTGACTAGTGTTTCAAAGTCGATTACTTCATCTTCACCGTCAACATATTTTTCAGCATCACGACTTGATAATGCACGTTGATAGCCTTCCAAGTATTTCTGAAAGTGCTTACGTCTTATTTTTCTAAGTTGTATGTTAAGATAGTTAAGCACTGCTTCAATCTCTTGTAGTTGATTAAAACGGTGCTCTGTTATACCTGGCAAATCTCTTAGATGACGTTCTACACTTCCGTTGATGCCAGTTTCTTTTTTGGCTTCAGTTAACTCTTTTTCATAATATAAAATAAAGTCAGGAAGTGTAGATAAGTCTTTGGTTATTTTACCATACCAACTCATTAGTCGTCATCATATCCGTAGTCGTCGTCATCATAGACTTCTTCTTCTTCATCTTCACCTAATTGATCTGCTACTGCTTGTGCCATATTTTTATCGCAACCTTTTAGTGCATATAAAATATCATCACTTGCACCAGCATCAATTAGAATACTAATTGAATGATCTGCGGCTGTTTGTCTTTCTTTTGCCGGAACATACTCTTTTATTGTGTTCCAGAACTCTGCAAACATTTCGTCCATTGCTTATCCTTCTGCTACTTCTTTTTCTGTATCAATAACATCAACAACTGGTTGATCAGTTGCTTCTTCTTCAGTACTTAGTGTATCACCACCAAGTGCAATATCTTCCATTACTGTATCAAGTTTTTCACCAATCCAATTTTTACGGAATTCAATAATAACTTCACCAGTACGTTTGCTTGTGTATTCAAGTCTGTTACCACTTTTCTTTAGTAGTCCTGCTTTTTCAAAAATGTCAACAAGTCCACTATATGGATCCATACCTGTTTCATATGGAATTTCTACTTGTACACCTTCAAACGGTTTTGCATAACGTGTTTTCATAACTTTACAAGCGGCTCTAATACCATGTACTTGCGAAGTCTTAACACCGTTTGCGTCAACTTTAAGTTTAAGTTTTTTCATTGCAACAACAATACTTGATGCATATACAAAACCTTGTCCACCTGATATCTTATCATCAGGATCAAACATGTCTTGCGATTGATAAGTGTGGTTAGTTGCTACTAAACCTACATTATAACTACCAAACATATTAACACAATTTGTTACTAGTGCTTTAAGTGCCTTAGCCTTACGACCCATATCACCTTTCATGTCACCTGCATCAAACTGATTGAGTTCAGTTGGTGTCATCATCATACCTAATGAGTCAATTACAAATAATACCTTAGGACGTTCACCGTCGGGCATTGCTTTATAATCTTTCATAAAAGTACTAACTGTTTTTGCTACATCATCTAACATTGCCATGTTAAGTTTAAGAAGTTTTTCATCACTTGTATCAACATTTAATGCTTGTAACCAACTTTCATCAAGTGCATTCTCTGAGTCAATTAATACTACAAAGATACCTTGATCTTGTGCGGCTTTAATAATATTACCACTTGCTATATAACTTTTACCAGCACCAGATTCTCCAGCAAATACTGTAACTTTACCTAAAGGAATTCCTTTGTGAAAGTCACCACTTACTAGATAGTTTAATGCATAGTTACCAGTGCTGATCCAATCTGTAGGGTCATTAAAACCAACAGACAGGCCATCAATACTTTTTGTTATATCTTTTCTAAATTTACTTACGTCGAATGGTCTTGCCATTTGTTTAATCTCCAGTCATTGAAAAGTAGGGGGCTGTAACCCCCCACTATATAGTTTTACTTGTTGCTTTGACGTGATCTGATCATTGCTAGAATGTCTTCAGCACGTTGATTTCCACCTTCTTCGGCTGCTGGTGCAGTTGCACCCATTTCTGCCGGAGTTGCAACTGGAGCCGGTTGCATAACAGTTTCAGCAACTGGTTGAGCGACCGGAGCAGGAGACGATTCTGCTACTGGTGCCACAGGTGCCGCTGTTGCAACTGGAGTAGGTGTTGGAGCATTTGAGCCTTCAGGTCTAGCCATTCCAGCAGGACGATAGTATGATGCATACTTGTCCGGATCATATGCTTTTCCATCTACACTATCTTCAAACATTTGTTTAATAATAGCCAGTTCTGTTTCAGATGGTTTCTTTGGCAAGAAGTCATTCAAGTCAAACAATCCGTTTGTATCTACTGCTGACTGCTCTTCTTCAGTAATTGCAGTCTCTTTACGAGCCCAATTACTTGTTGAATAGTCTGCATAGCCACCTTTTGATGTCTTTACAACACGGAAGTCTAAACCTTTTGAGTAATCAGTTGGCATTTCTTCCATATCCGGGTCCATTAAACTTGCTTTAATAATATTAAACAGTTGTGGTCCCATAATGAATCTACGAACTGGATTCTCAGGAGATGTTTCTTCTAATGGATTATCACGAACAAAACCTTGGAATAAGTAAGATTTCTTTTTCCAGTATTTTCTACCCATATCTTCTAAAGAACTATCTTTAAACCATGGACGTACTTCTGCAAGAATTGGGCAAGAACCAGTTGGCTCCCACATTTCCATACATGGTACTTGTACTACTGTAGTTTTTGTTTCGTTATCACCTACAATACCTTGAAATGGTAAACGAATCATTGCTCGCTCTACCCAAAAGAATGTATTGTTAGGATTAGAGTCTGGAAGGAAACGAATAGTGGCTGTTTCGCCTTCGTTAATATTCCAGTGTGGATAAATGGCGTTGTCGCCATATGTATTGGAGTTACCGTTTGAACGGGTTTCTTGTGCTTGTAATTTTGCACGGATTTCTGCTAATGATGCCATAATAATTTGCCTCTTTCTGTTTAGCCATAATGGTTAGTTGTTGTTTTAATGCCTCGATAGCACATACAAGATCTACTTGTACTGCTAACAATTATATTTACCTTTGTAGTCAAAGTCAACCACTTTTTTTAAAATAAACATAATGTCTTGTTCTCTAAGCATGTACTTAATATAACATACTATATTAGTAAAGGTCAAGAGAAATCTGCATTTTTTTTGCATATAGTAGCGAATTATATACAAAAGGTAAGCAGACAACCTCTGACGCCTGTCGCTGTAACAGCGGTCCTAAGCGTTTACTTTAATCCGGCTAAGCCGAGTATTCTATCTATTTCTGATTGGTAATCAATATCTTCATTTTTTACTGCAAGATCATCATCACCATCACCATCTAAATCTACCATAATCCAGTTTTCACCTTTTGGATCTTGACTATCATGTTGACAATCTGTAGTTGGCTCGCCTAACATATCACCACACTCTTTACATTTTAGGCTACATGCTTCGTTAATACTTTCGTCCATTGGCTCTTCTGAATCTTCGTCTACTTTGTCTTCTTTTTTAGGAAGTTTATCTTTAATTAGACCTGCAATCTTCAGCATAGTTTCAAGTTCTTTATCACCTAGTGCGTTTTTCTGACTTTGTAAATCTGCTTCTGCTTTTTTAAGTGATTGTTCTAAATCTTCATCTACTTCTACTACTTTTTCATCCATTAGTCCAAGCTCGTCTAGCTCATCACTTATATACTGTACTGGATCTCCATCTCTGGCTTTCATAGTATCGTATGGCATATCTTCTGAATAGTAATCAAACAAATCCATATACAAATCAGTATCGTATACTGACATTAAATCATTACTCATTTGCATCTTTTTAGTTTCTGCAGGATGTTTTTTAAGTATATTAATAACATTTTCTTTGTCAGTATTTCTGGCTACTACTTGTGGGTAATCAGTATCATCTTCACTAACTGAACCAGCGTCATAATCAACTGCTACCATTAGCCTTTTTATTAATTGTTCATCAATATCATAACGTTGAATATTTGCTAATACCCATCTTTGTATGATTGGTCTTGCATCTGCATTTGGATCTTCGTCGCTTAACTCTCCAAGATCGTCATATAACTCATCATCACCTACAATGTTGCCTAATGCATTACTGGCATTTTGTGCATCTGCTCCAACTGGTAAAGGTTTTTGCATAAGTTTTTCTAATTCTTCTGCAGCCTCTTCTGTATCTGGAATTGCCCAAGTACCTTCAATTAGATTGTTAGCCCAACTTTCTAATTGATTGTCTTCAGTTTTTAATTTTTTCTTTGCTTTTGGTTCTGACATCTTAACGTTGCCTTTGAGATACTTTAGTGCAAGACCCATTGCCGCATTATATTGCTTGGCATTATCAGTATCAAGATCACCTAACGCATTAGCAAGTTCACTATCTACAGCGTTTAACTCTAAATAGTCAATTATCTTCATAATTATGCTTCTATTTTTTTGATCTTTTTCCTGGCCACTGCTCTTAACTATTTCAAGCTCTGCATTAAGTTCTGCTTGTGCTCCTGGATTATTTTGTACTTCAATAGCATCTGATGATTTTGCAAACTTCATTAAGTTATCTGCTCTGTTGGCAAGTTTTGCATCTTGCTCTTTTTCAAATTCATCATAATCCTTATCTGCTTGTGATACAGCCGGCTCTGCTTCTGCTACTGCTTCGTTATCATGTTTTTCATTCATTGCTTTAATTCCTTGGGCTAAACTTGGTAAAACAGAATCCACAATATTGTCTCTTTCAATGCGAATTAGTTTACTACGAATATCATCTAAGTCGGCTTGTTCAATAGTTGACTCTGTAGGCTCATATTGCTGTACATAAGTCTTATATCCTTTTGGACCTGATAATGTTTTTAAAGTTGCAACTAAACCAGTTGCACGTTGCTTTGCTTGTTCAATAATATTTTGTGCTTCATCTTGCTCTGCAAAATTATCTGCACGTTTAAATGCTTTTACAAACTTTTTAAGATCAATAACTTCCTGATTCATTTCATGTATGTGTTGTCCAAGTTCATCTACTTGATTTCCACCATGATTAACATGTTGTGCCATTGCTCTTGCACCTGCTAAAAATCTAAAAGGAAACTTTGTGCGTTCTTTTGCTGAATTTTCAATAAACAAACTGTGTATTTGTCTTGTTCTTGAACCACGTTTTTCTTCGTCTACTGGCTTAGAGTGCTTTATAACTAAACGTACTTCACCAATGTTTTGATAACTGGTTTTAAGACTTCCGTGTAGTTTGCTCTCGTTAACATCTTCAACTGTGTCACTTACATCATTTGTTTTAATATAAGCATAATCTTTTTTATCTAATTGTTGCTTGCCGATATTTCTAACATCAAAACCCATTAAGTTTCTTTTTGCAAAATATCTTAATTCTTTTAAAAATGTGTACCAATCTTTTTTATCACCATAACGCATGTCTTCAGTGATGTTATTGTTGTAATATACAACTAGTGCATCTGGATCAACAATGTTAACTGTAACACTTCCATATGTTTTTCCACTACCTGTATACTCAAGTGTAAAAATTCTACCTGCGTCTGGCTCGATAGTACTCTGTGCCTGTTCGTTTGCAATAGTTAACTTGTCAAACTTCTTGGCTAATATACTGCTTAAATCTGTCGCTATTTTATTGTGTATTTGCATAAAGTTATTTATCCGAATTGTTGGTTCTTGCTTTAGTTAAAATAGCCAGATCTTGTTGTATGAGAACAGGAATTGGAGTACTATGTCCACCGTAACACGGATGACTGTACAACCATTCTTCATGCAATCTGCACTCGTTTAACCTATTGTGTATCTTACACAACAGTCTGCCACTAGAATGCCAGTGTATCCACATTCTAGCAACATAGTTATTTAACGGTGTAATATTGTGTTCTCCTTTCCATTGCTGTACGTCTATCTGTTGCTTTCGCCAGCAAGACTTACTCCAAGGACAAACACTAACAATTGAAGCGAAATACTCACTCCAATCTATATTACTTTCTTTTGCCGCCTTTTCCGCCACGTTTTGCCATTTTAAAACTCC